GCACCTCGAAGGTGATGTTTAGAAAAACTTACCCCCCCCTATCGGGCGTTGTGCCGACCTATCGGCCGTGTTCCGCGTAATGGCAGTCCTTGCAAAGAGTTACGCAGTTGCTCACGTCATACATTCGCTCAGGCGCTGCGTGTCGTGGTACCACGTGGTGCACATGCTCGCCAAGCCTACCGCAGCGATGGCAAAGCGGGCTTGCTGCAAGCACGTGCTTACGGAAGCGTGACCACTTCCACCCACAGTGTGTGCCTTGCTCACGCTGGCGATTGGCCTTGTGTGGTATTGCTGGAATGTTCAGCCTGTGCACGAAGGATGGCATCGACCAACTCCTTTGAAATGGCTACCCAATCGCTTGCCCGCATAATGACAAGCCACGGCGAGCGGGTACGTCTGCAAAGCACCAGCGGTAGCCGTTGCGTCTTTGCAGAATCACGGATGGCTTGCTCAAGCCACTTATACGGGTGTACTTGCTCTTGCAGCTTCACTTCAACATGCAAGTTGGCGTTGCATCGCAAGTCTGCATCTCCGTCCGCTCCGCAATACTGCGCGGAGCGTCGAGCACTCAAACCAAGTTGCGTGAGCAACAAAGCCGCTTCAAGTTCGCCGCGTTTACCCTTCGCTCTGCTGTTGGTCATGCGGTATCCACCTTGGTAGTCCTGCTAGTGCTCGTGCCTCTTCCAACTCAAGTCGTAGCTTCTCAATGATTGTATAGGGGTTCTTTGCTTCCTTCGGCCTCTCTGTTGCTTTCCGCTCATGAATGCGATACCTCGCAACATCGCGGCCTTCGTAAGCGTCAATGACAAGCAGACGCCAAGCGCGATCATCGTCGTTCTTGCGGATTCCCCAATCAGCGTAGGTAGTGCGTGCTTGCTTGCGGAACTCTGCTGGTAGCGCTTGGTATTGCGCTACCTCGTCGGCCTGCTCTTGCAAAGCCTTCTGCTCAAGCAAGGCGCTCATTTCGCTTGGTGGCAAAGCAGCAGCGCCCTTCCGGGCGCTGTCTGTCTTTGCCGCGCCGTAGTGCTGCAAGTAGGTAGACCACCAAAAGCCTTTGTATGGCTTCGCTTGGCGGTAAGCCTCAAGCGCTGCGATTGCTGGCTCAAAGTCCATAGACGGCAGCGCTTCCGCGATGCTGCTAATCGTGAGCGAGTCGAGCACGAGCCGCGAGCCGTCGCGCTTTGCGAATAGTTCCTCGCGGCGAACGTGCCAGCGAGCGGAGTCTTGAAAGTCCATGCGTGTGCTCCTGTCTTGACCGCGTGTGTGTTTACGCTGACGAGACAGACAGACACTCCGCAGGGGCTACGTGCTGCTGCTCGCAGCGTAACCACGCTGTCAAGCCCCCGCAAGGGGGGGGTGTAGGGGGGGGTTGCTTAGTCGGCCTGCAAAGAAAAGGCACACCCCCGGCGGGTACTCCGGGGGTGTGCCTGCAGCAACGCGCTGCGGAGGCGCGAACGACGCCTCGAAAGGTTTCAGAACGGCAAGTCATCATCGGTCGCTTGTGAGGCACCGCGTGAAATGATCCTGATAGCAACCACCTTGTCAAAGGTAGTGCCGTCGGGTTGCTTGCCGACTTGCGTGGTTAGCTCGCACTGAGAGCCAACCGGGATCGGATCTAGCGCCAGCAGTTGCGGTGCAAAGACAGGGTACTTAGCACCAGTGCTAGTAGTGAGGCGAGCGTACGGCTTGCCTGCTTTGCTGGTGAGGAGTTGCCAGCCGGAAACGGTCACAAGTTGCACGGTCGGCACACCAGCGCTTTGCTGCGGGGGTACTTGCGACGCAGGCACGGCGCCGTCAATGTGAGCGATGAGCGCTACCAAGCGAGCGCGGATCTCTTGGACTGTCATGCTACCTCCTTCGTGGTCTTCATCAGGGCATCAAACGCGGCCTCTAGAGCCGCTACACGGGCTTCCAGCGTCTTCTTGGCTGTCGGGACTACCGCGCAAGCCTTGGCTTCCTTGGCGGCTCTGTCGGCTTCGTCGAGCGCTCTAGCAGTGTCGATGTAAGTAGCAAGGTGGACCTTTACCGCTCGAATATCAAGCGGGTTCTGCCTGCCTTCGCCGCGTGCTCGCGGCCCCCACTCTACGGTGCCTTGAGGCATCGCCTTTGTGGTTCGGTCCCGGCCAGCGAGCAAGCCGTAAAGTTGCTTCGCAAGCACGTAGGCATCGTCGGGGGGCATCCACGTGTCAAGAGAGATTTCAATCGTGTTCTTCATTTCTTCTACCTTTCGAGTTGTGTTGGTCACTCAGTTTGGCCGTCAGGCTCTGACTTCTTGGTTGCTTTCAGCGTCAGGTTTAGCGTTTCGAGCGCATTGATGTGCGCGAGCGCGTCGCGGAGCAGTTGCGCAAGTTTGCGGTCCCCCGCTTCGTTGACTTGCGCCGCGTACCAAAGTCGGTCACAGATATCAAAGTTGTCTTTGCTTCTCTCTGCAGTCGGAAGCACCTCGTTGTGATAGGCGTAACTGTGTCGCCATACGTCGCCGCGCTGGTTGTATTCACTGGTGCGCGGGTCAGTCATGGCTTGCCATCCTTGAAGCAGTTCCAGCCGCGATGATCGGCGTATAGCAGTGCCCCACCGTGTGTGTCTGTATCCGCCTCGCACAACTCACGCCGTGCCTCGTCGCGCTCGGCTGTCAACTTGTTAGTAGTGCTTACAAGTTCAGCCCGCAGCCGTTCGATCTCGTCGGCGGCAGCGCACAATCCTACGACGATATCGGTCGCGTCCTGCTCCTTCGCGTTGTCTGACCACAGGCGCAGCCGCGCCACGATGTCATCAGTCATCGGACGGCCCCCTTTCCCATGCACCGTGTACGGCCGCGAGGATGAGCATGAGAAGGCACCACATCATGCCCGCACCTCAATGCTTGGCTTGGTTTGCTTCTTGAGGTACGCCGCGACTGCTTTGCGCACGTGGTAAGCGATGCTCTCGCCGTCGCTCTCCGCGAGCCTGCGCAAGCCGTCGATTTGCTCATCGCGCACCCAAACTGCCGTACCCCTACGCTGCGTGATTGGCTTGCTCGCTTCGCTGCTATCTGTGTTCTCAGGTTCCATGATCTACCTTTCTGTGGCCGTGCCACACTGGTACCTTGACGGTACTTTGCATCGGTAAGAAATGCAAGGCGGCTTTAGGAAATCGGGAACTTGTCATTGAGCGCGGCCCGACGCGCTGCGCAGGGTCCGCACTGATGAGCCTTTCCGGGCTGCTGGCGGGCCTTGACGGGCTTCGAGCGGCTTGCTACGCGGCTAGCGACGGCTTTGAGGCCAGTCCATCGGGTAATGGCTTCGATGATGTCGCCAAGCCCGCGCGGAAGCCCACGGTAGTGCGGGCAGATCCGGCAGACGCCGTGGCTAGGCGAGTCGCCGTAAAGAGGCAGCGCCAGCGGGTCCGTGCATTTCCCGTCCGTCATGCTCCTGCACTTCATGTGTAGTTCCAAAAAGCAGGACACCCGCCCTGCTGCCTCACAGCGACGTTGATTGTAAGGCACGGGTTGTAGTCGGTATCCACGTTCGCGCACGGGCTTTTCAGCTCGTTGGTAATCGCCGCTGGCTCTCCGAAGTTGATTGTCGGCAAGAAGCGATTACCAAGCGGGATATCTAGGCACGGGTCGTCGTCTTGACCAGCGGAGCACTCCGGACGCAGCACCATTCCAAAGGGACCGTTGTTGAAGCCAGCCGGGACAATGTTCGAAACGAGATTGTCGAAGCATTCACCGAAAGTTTCGCCGCTTCCGCAAAGTTGATCCGTTGGAGGCCACCAGCCAAGACATTGCTTGTTTGCAACGCTTGGAAGGCAAGCAACGGAAGAACTCCAGCCAAGTCGAGCGCCTACCGAACGTAACTCGAACGGTCCGTATGGAGTCGGGCACGAATCGCAGTCGGCTTCAATCCCTTCGTGATTGCAGACAATGACAAAGTCTCCGATTTCAAGCGAATGGTAAAGCGCTGGCGCTGTGGTTCCGTTGCATCCATCAATCTTGTCTTTGCATGTCACCGTAATACACGCGCACACATCCCATTCGAAGGTATAGGAGTTGTTCAAGGTGTACGGCACGTTGTAGGGAGGAGGACAAATAGAAATGCCCTCAAACGCTTCCTCAATCATCAAGGTACCAGCGATAGTGACGATGCCAGTGCCGCGATAGCAACAGTCGCCGCTTGGTAGCGTAAACTTTGTCACAACGAAAGCGCGGTCTTTTGTGATTGTGAGATTCAGTTGATAGGAACGCCGGAAGCAGTAGCCTTGTCCGCAATCAACACCGGAAGTACCAGTGATTGTCTTTTCGAATATGTACGGGATCGTGAAGTTGCTCACCGCGTAGCTCGACGCGCAGCAGAACGCCGAGCACAAAGAAGGTTCTCCACAGCAGCACTGGCGCGAAAGGTTGCTCATGGTGCAGTCCAGTCATAATGAACCACAGTCTGCCCCTTGAGGTCGGCAGCGTCAATCCAGCCGACTTCAACCATTTCGTCGCCGTCCATCATCGCTACTTTGACTGTTCCATTGGCGTCGAGTATCAGCATCGGGCTTTCCGGTGCGGCAACGTATTTCGGAGCGCACGCGGTCAGCGAGAGCGCGACCACCACCAACAATGCGTACCCGGCGCGGTTGCGCCAACCATTCGCGCAGGCTGTCAATGATGGCTTTGCAAACGGCATATAGCAACGCGCTCAGACGGCGCCTGCTTTCTCGCTGCTGACGTCGTTGTCTCTGGCCGCGATCAAGCCGATGCCAGCCATAACAGCTGCCGCGACCGCTCCCCAATCAGGAAGCGTTGTAGGGTCGCTGTCGAACAAAGCGCCGACGGCGCTGGCGAGCGCGGTGACGATTGCAGCGATACCAGCCACCGTAGTTTTCCATGATGCCTGTTTCATTGTGAGTTCCTTCGGCTTCGGAGTCGCTCAAGTTCGGCTTCAAGGTGCCGAACCCGCTCCGTAAGTGTGGCGATAGTTGTCTTTAGGTCACCGATAGTCGAATGAAGCCACGCGCTCGCGCCGAGCACGGCGACGAATGGCGCGAGAAGTTGCGCAAGTTCGGCAAACGTCACGGGATTACCCTTACCAGATAGCCGGAGCAGATATGCACTTGATTACCCAGGTGCGTAAGAAACAAGGAGTAATGCCACACGGTTTCGGTGCTGGCCGTTGCGGAAAGCGCAGTTTCAATGTTGTCAAGATTCAAAACAATAGCGCCGGCGGTGCCGCCGTTTATGTAACTGGTCCCAACCAGATTAGGGGAAGGCGACGCGGTTGGAGAAGCGCCATTGATCCAGAAACGAATATTTCCGGATGACCCGGTTATGTTGTGATTTGTTGTAGTGATTGTGTAAGTGCCAAGCGTTCCGGTAAACGTCTCCGGCGTTCCCGGTGCTTGGACGGAATAAACAATGTTCTCTGTTCTCATGGAGGACACGTCCCGTCGATGGCTTGCGTGTTGATGATGACCCAACGAAGCGTACCGTTGGCACGCCTCATCGGAGTAATCAAGACAAATGTACCGTTGGGAATAGCAACAGGCGTAAACGTGCCAACAAGGTTTGCAGGATTGACGCCGTAACTAAGCCGACCCGTTGCAGCGTTGCTCAGTTCCGAAATGGATATTGCGGTTCCACTCAGGCCGACCGTCTTAGCAACAGCGCCGTCGCCGGGTGCAATCAATATTGCTTCTTGCCAGCTGTACTCAAATCGACTGTTTGGCACGTCAATAGCGGTACTTGCCGTGATTCGAGCGAGCACGATTGTGCGCGGCGCAAACTGATCGACTCGACGCGCGGCGCGGTCAAGGTCGGTCTGTTGCGACTCAAGCGGCCTGTTGAACGTCGGTTTCATAGCCACCAGCCATCTAGCGCCATTGCTTTGAGTTCAAGATCGCCAGCAAATATGTTGTTGAAGTCGGTCGCCGTGCGCGGCAATCGCTGCCACTTGACTTCAGAAAGCGCGCCGCCCGTTGTCATGCGCGGTCGGCCGTCGGCGTCAACTGTTGCTACCTGGCTGAAGTGGTAGTAACGGTCGAACAAAAACTCAAAGGTCACGGAATAGAACTCTGTGCCGGGGTCTTTTTCGAGCGATACGCCCTCGCAAATCAGCGAATAAGCCGGAAAGCCACCAAAGGTAGCGCTGTTGATTGTCCCGCCGTAACTTGAAAGGCTCGCAGCGGCGGCGCTCATGCCAGTGACGCTTGCATCTTGCATGGCAACCAATCGAACGCGCACCTGTCCTACTTGCATCGACTGTGAGCCGTCAGCACCAGTTAGAGACGTTCCGCCGATGTCGGCAGAAGAGTTGCTTGCCGTGGTCGGCGGGTTGGTAGTCCAAGCGACGCGGAAAATCTGCATGGTTCGCGCGGTAGTCACGTATGACGTATGCGCGGGAAGCATGTAAAGCACCGTCGCGGTGCTATTTGGGTTGACCACGTAGCGCGTAGAGAAACGGATATCCGCACTGATTGCGGTACCGCCTTGAAGCAAGCTCAACGTGTAACCGCGAGCGCGTGCGTATTGCGCCCAACTGTAGCCGCTACCAGCGACTGGGTACGATTCATCTTGAATCGGTAGTACGTTCTCCGTGACAATGGCTTCCGTTTCGTTGACGAGATTGATGACGGCTCCATCGGTGCGCACGATTGTGCGTCGAATGGTAATGATGCTTTCCCCGGCTAGATTTGCCGTGGTCTGATCGAGCACCTGATCCGTAAATGAATATGTTGGCATGTTTCAACTCATCAACTGTACGAGTTTGGCGATGTCTGACGCCATCTTGCCGACGTAAAGATCAATCGCAGTCGTAAACATGTTTGCGCCTTCGGCCTGCCGGATGCGCTCCTGCTCAGCGATTCTTCCTCGCAACTGGAGCGCTCCGGCTTCGTTCGATGTCGATAGCAGCATCTCAGTGCGGATTTGATCTGCTGTTTTTCCAGCAGCAAACGCGCCAAGTGCCGCCGTAGCTACACGTAATCCGTCTTGAAACTCACGCGCCCACTCAAACATGCCAGCAGCGCGGCCAGTTTCCGCATCGACACCAGCGGCAGTGAATACCTGTCCAAGACTTGGCAGACTCTTTGCGGTCGATTTCTCAAGCATTGACAGCCGCTCAAGAATCACGCTATTCGCGGCGAAGGTTTGCTCTCCGGTCTTGCGGAAGTCCTCAAGCGCCTTTGTCGCGCCCTTCGCAGCCTCATTCATCGTCTGAAAAAGTTTTGCGCTGGCTATGAACGGTGCAGCAAGTCCAGCGCTTGCGGCTGCACCGCCGACGCCAAGCGCTCCAACGGCACCGCCAATGGCTCCGAATCCACCGATACCGAGAGCAGACGTGGCGCCAGCCTTGAGCGCCTGCGTACCCGGCGTCGCCGTCGCGCTCATTCGTTCCATGCGCTTCGCGCTTGATCTCATCTTGCGTTCGGCGTCGGAAAGGCCTTTATCTACGCCTTCCGTAGTGACAACAACTGGTACGTGTACTTTGGGAAGGCTAGGCACTTTTCAGCTCCTGTCTTAGCGCCTCATCGACGCCACTGCGAACAAAGTCGATTACGCGCGGTTGCCAGTGCTTCGCCGCGCGAGTCAACCAAAGGATTCGGTAGATTCTTCCGCCGACGTTTCCCTTGACATCCTTGCGCCAGCCGCGTTGTTGCGAGAAAGGGACGATGCGGGCGTTGCGGTTGCCTTTCCAGTTGCGGACAAGTTTCGGCGCTGGCTTCGGCCCAAATCCGCCGCCCTTGAGTTTGACCACGCCTTCGCGCCACGGGCGATAGCCGCCGTCGTAGAGGTGGCTACGCCGACCGACGCGGTTTCCGTCCTTCCTGACGCCGACGCCGCACCATATTCTGCCCTTGCGGTAGGTCTTGGTCTTGACCGCGAGGTCGCGCCTCGTCAACCGCGACGCTCGCGGTAGAAGCGCCTTCGCGGTGCGCTTGAGCGCTTCGCCCCACTCGCGCAGCGACTTGCGCACGACCTTGCGCCTGACTTTCTTCGGGAGTTCCTGCGCTATTTCCTTGATCCGCGCAAGATCCTTCGCAGACACCTGAAACTGCGCTCGAAAGGCGATTCGCTTTGATGCGATCGAGTTCAAGACGAATGCCTTTCCAATCCGGTATCTCAAGTTCGACGTTGAGAGCGGCCACGCTCAGCGTTGAAAGGTCGGTGCTCGTCAACCTGAGAGCCGCGAGGAGCACCCGCCTCGCGGCCTCACCTAGTCCCGGCCTTCCGCGTATAGCGGCTCCACCAGTTGCGCGATTCGCTGAACCATGAAAGCGTCAGCGGCGAGCGCCTCATCGACGCTCGCAAATACAGGTACGCCGTCCTCGACGAGATGCCGCGCAACCATCCACGCTCCTAAGCGCTCAGGCGTCTTGGCGTTGACTTCGAGCGCTTCGAGCAAGTCGAGCGCCGACGGCCGACGCAGCACAACTGGCGTGCCGTCTGCAAGCGTGCCTTTCCAATCGCGCAGCGTAAGTGCGTCGCGGATACTCACGTGATTGTCACCGCGCCAGTGATTTGAAGAGTGATGGAACAACGCATTGCTTCATTGGTGGCGGCTGTTGGGGTAAACGCAGTCACGTACGCGCTGCCTGCGTACTGCATACCAGTGCTAAGAACCAATGTGAACGCGGATGCTGCGCTTCCTGAGTTGCAAGCGGTTTCCATCGCTGCAACTCCGGCGTCGCCCTGATCGTAGAAAACGTCAAGAGAGATCGTTCCTCCACGCTGGCCCAGAATGTAGGCACGCGGTCCGGTTGAAATGTTGGTGATGTCAATCGTGCTTTGTTCAAGCGATACAGATGCAGACACCAAGCCGCTTACGGCCGAAGCGCCGTAGGAAAATGTACAGTTTGCAGATGAAAGGCCAGCCATTGTGTTACTCCGTAAAGATGATGCTCCAGCGTGCAACTACCTCAGCAGGCTCGCGTTCGTCGCCTTCTCCAACCGTTGGCGGTTCAACCGTCCGGCCCTGATGAATGGCGCTCGTGATTGTCGTACCGCCTAACAGCGGATAGGTGCCGGGCACAATCGCGGCCGGGAGGTACGAATAAAGAGCCATCGCGTTACCAAGTGAAAAGTCAATGCAGCGGATCTCAAGATCGCAAACCCATTGCCCCTTGAGGTCGGCACGCTCCATGTTTGATATCTCATAGGTATAGGCCGGAAGAGTTCCGGACTGATACCGAGATCCCAGCGAGGACGGAAACTCAAGCGTGTTTGGATCGTTTGCGAGGATGTCGGCTATCGCAAGTTCGATATTCATACAACCTCCTCCGCTTCGATCACCGCGACCATATCGGCTTCGTCTAGGTTTGTGATGCCGAGTATCCGAAACGTCCGCCCGCGCACTTGAATGCGGTCGCGCTCGGTGAGGTTCAGCCGCTGTGCACTATTCCATCGGCAGCGGATTTCAGCTCTACGCACAACAGCGACGCCGTCGGCGTATGCCTGCTCTGTCGCGCTGTCAGTACGAAGATCGACCCACAACGGCGCCTTTCCGGGTTGCGCGTCGTTTACGCTGTCGAACGTTTGCACCGTGATTCCAAAGCCGTCTAGACCTTGCGAACGAAGCACAGATGCCGGAAAGCGAAGGCGTCCGCTTGAAATCATCGCAGCGGCCCCCGCGCCGAATACGCGCTTAGGATGTACTTGAGGCTCAACGGCACCTCAGAGAGCGCTACGGGCGCTGTAGCGTCGGGATTCGCGTACCAAGCGCCAACCAGCGCGACGATTGCTTGTTGCAGCGCGTGCGGTACTTGCGCATATCCGGCCACGTAAGTCACAGTCGGAAATGTGCCTTCGTAAATCGACGGTTCCTCAAGGAACTCAAGCGCAAGCGCAGCGTCGGTTTGATCGACGTACCAATCCGCTGTCGGCATCGTCGTAAGCACGTTTGCACCGTCGTAGTACGTTACCGACGTAACCGAGGTGCACGGCTGCACTGGCGGGATGAATCGACGCCAGCGGTCAAGTTTGGCGGTGCGCGTAGCGCTTGCAAGCCCAATACCTAGTTCGCGCTCAATCATCTCGCCAGCAGCGATGCAAAGCGTCGTAAGAATGACATCGTCTTCGTCGGCGTCGATGCGCAGACGAGTCTTCAAGATGTCGATCGGAATAGGTGGCAGAGCCATAAAGCCCGCCGCACGGTTTCCCGTGCGGAAGGCTGAGGTAGAAGAAGGTCAGACAGTGATAGACGCGAAAGCTTCGTTGAGCATGATCTTTGAGTCCCAACGGGTATACAGAATCAGGTTTGTCTGATGCGTCGATGCGTTGCTATAGGGGTCAATCATCGAAGTCACGCCAGTTCGCTCAAACAACTCGAAGTAATCGAAGTTGCCGACAACCGCCACGACGACGCCGTTAGTGGTAGTCGTCGCGGTGTTCATGTATGCATTAGCCCGGTACGGGATGCCGTAAATGGTTCCCGGCACTCCTTCGGAAAGTCCGCCCGTGTCGGACGGCTTCCAAATGTAATCGGCAAATCCAGCGCCCGAGTTGCTCTTGAGCTTGCGCACGGCGGCAATGCAGCTGTCGTGCATAACCCAGCTGAACTTCGGTCCGGTGCGGTATTGCGGGCTAATCTTGTGGACGAGGTCAATCAGAATGTCGCCCGTGATGTCATCAGCGAAAGCGTTGCCTGCTCCGCCTGCTCCAAGGTCCGTGTTGTTAGTCATCGCAGCAGCTGCGATGCCTTGCGGCTGGCCGCTGTTGGTTCCAGTTGTAAGGTAGTTCTCCTGAGAGAGCGCAATAGACATCGCACACTTGTCAGCGACGTAGTTGAGTCCGGTTCCGACATCGCCTGTTCCGATGGCATCCTCAATGAACTCTTGAGACATCGTGACTCGCGTAGCAAACTTGTACGGAACGACGCTGATAGAGCTAGAGAATGACGGATCAGTTGCCGTGATTGTGTTTGCTTCCGAAATGAGATTTGTCGTCGGAAGCGCGTTCTCAACAACAATCGTTCGCTTGCTGTTGATTTGGGATACCTTTGCAAGCGACCGCATGACCGACGCCTGCTGAAGCCTTTCAACAATCCGACGTTCCATGTCGGTTGGGATGCCAGCGTTGGAAGTGGTCAACGAGAGAGCGCGGAACTCCGCAGCATCGCCGCGAAGCAATGCACTGCACCAACGCTTCGTATAGTCAGCGCTGCTGAGATCAGCAGCAATAGACGGCCGACGGGCCTCAAACATCGGCTGTGACTCAAGCGCCTTGAGGCGCTTCTGCATCGCAGCAAGCTGCGCGTCGCGCTCGACTGCGTCAAGGTCGGCGTCGATTCGAGCAATCTTCTCGCGCTCTTCGCCGCTGCCGCGACGCTCGACATGATGCGTCGGTGCTCCGGTGCGTGACGCGAACGCGTCGAGGGTCTTGCGGTACTCGTGAACGGTGTTCTCAAGGTCGTTGATTTGATCAGACATTGTTTATCCTGTGCTTGTGGATTTCGAGCCGCAGACGGGCGGCCTCCGTGAATGCCGCGGAAACGCTCCGCAGGCTCGAAGAAGTCTTGTCTCCGTACGCCGCATCGACCACTACGCTCAGCTCAACAAGCCGCGCGGTGGTTACGGTGCGCTCGGTACGCCTTGCGTTCCATTCGTCCTTATCGACGTAGAACCCAAACGACATCTCGCCGCTTAGGTCGCCACGCGCGATGAGTTCGCGCACGTCGCGGCCGACGGTGGTGTCGGCAAGGTCGGCGCTGAAGCGCAGGCCAGCCGCAGTGTCGGTAATCGTCATAGTTCCGCTGCGCGTCCTAGCGAGGAGCGCACCGGGGTCGTGGTTGAACAACAACTTTATGTCCGCGCCCGCAAGGTCGCCAAACGCTCCGCGTGCGATTCTTTCGCGGAACTGCGGCGCGAACGGTTCGCTTATCTCGCGCGACCACTTGCCGTACGGGATGGCGAGGCCGGACAGCGTGCGGCCGACGGGCTTCTCAATGGCGATGGTGCGGCGTTCAAGCGAAATCATTGATGCTCCCCGCGCTGGTGTCGTTTCCGACGTTAGTGCTGCCGCCGCCAGTTCCCATGTTCTTTGCGATGATCGGCTCATCAAGTCCCGGCAGCGGGTCAAGGTCGAGCCATTCGCGCGCCTCGTTCCTCGTGATCACGCCGGATTCAACGCCAGTACGCAGCGCGGCCATTTGCTCCGCGAGCGACGGACGCGAGATAAGGTCGGCATCGAAATGGATATCAGCGAACGGCGCGAGTTTGGCGGTAATCTCGGCTCCCCACGCCGCGAACCAGTGCGCAAGGCACCCGTCAAGGTACATACGCGACAGCCACTCCATCGACCCGTAAGAACTCGTCGAGTGCTCAGAGAGATAGGAAGTCGGCACGCCGTAGATACGCGAAACGTCCTCGACGCTATAGCGTCGCGCGGCCGCGATTCCAGCGTCATCCAGCGTGCTCGAAATGCGCTCGACGCGCATGCCTTCTGCCAACACGAGTGGCTTTCCTGCATTGATAGAGCCGCTGTGGTGCTGAACGAACTTCTCAGAGATCGACTGCCGCGCGGCCTCTGACAACGGACCCGGATGCACGAACGCAAGTTTGGGGTTGCCTGCGTTCTTCATCGTCTCAAGTTGCGCCGATTCTTGAGCAGCGAGGATTTGGAGAGAGGTCCGGCAGAGGCGGACCGGACTCTCTCCCCAAAGCCCATCGAGTCCAGCCGCACGAATGTGCAGCATGGCGCTAGTCGGTACGTCTCCGTACTGACTGGTTCGGTAGATCGGCTCTGACTTGGTTAGGTCGAGCGAAACGCTTTCGATGTCGACGGGCAGCAACTCAAGCAAGTCGCCGCCGACGGTTCGATTGATTACGGCGAAAGCGTTGCCGTATAGCAGCGCCTGCATTGTGAGCGAACGCCTGAACTCAAAGCCGTTCTGCCATCGGTTCGGCTGCGCAAGCAATCTGTTGACGAGATCGTCGGAAACTTCGAGCGGAGTTCGCGCGATATCGCTTGCAATGAGCGTCGCCGCGCGATAGACGGGCGTATATGCAAGCGCCGTGCTTGGTGTGACCGTAGGGATACCAGCCGCGTCAAACGTCGGCAGAAGCACCCCGTGGGTTGGGTAATGTCCAACCCACCGCCGGAAGAGGTCGCGCAACATGCGCGACATGCTCGACGCTACCTAGCGGGCGTGTCTCGAACTAAACCTCGGATTCGTAACAACTGCTGCGCTTGCCGCCCCAACAGTGCACAGCCATGATCGCGGCCACCAGCGGGTCAATCGCCGTGTTGTCGCGCGGCTTCTCCGGTCGTACGTACCCGCTCATGCCGCGCTTTGCAATCGCGTCGGCGCAAGCGCGGCGCATGATTGGGTCATCTCCGATTACCAGTTTGCGCCCTGCCCAAAGATTCTGAAACAACTGGCAACCGGGCGCAAAGGTCGCGGACCCCATACTGTAAGCCTGAATCGGTGCTCCGCGCTCCGCGAGCCTTTCCGCAAGGTATGACGCTCCCCAACGGTCATACCCAACGAGTTTGACATCGAACTCCGCAAGAATCTCTACTACCTTCTCCGCAATCGCCTCGTGATTGATCTCGGCACCCGGCGTAAGCGTAATCTTGCCTTCTTCGGCCCATCTGCGGATTGGCATCCGGTAGTCAAGTTCGCGCTGTGCAACCTCAGCGCGAGGCCACCAATAGTGGCCGCGCAGCGCAACCCGGCCATCGTCGAGCGGGACCGCGACCACAACGGCCGACATGTCGAGCGACTTGCTTAGGTCAATCCCTATCCACGCTTGACGCTTTGCAAGTTCACGCCAGTCTACATGTTGGCTTCCCGGCCACTGACCCATATCAAGCCAGCCGCCGATATCCTCGTTGAGTCTCGCGCAGTGGTAGCGGCAGAACTCAGCACGCTGCACGTGGTCGCGGCGCATGAGGTTCCACTGCCGCCGAAGACTTGCGGCCGCTGGTTGACCGTGCTCCATTCCCGGATTCGCCTTCGGCCACGCCGCCTCATCTCCAATCTCGTCGCTTGGATCTATTCCGTAAAGCATCGCAAATAACGCATCGTCTTCGGCTTCGCCGCTCAAGACCGCGCGGGCTTGCTCGCAAAGCACTTCGTAATGAGAGTCGGTGTGGCTTCCCGGCGTCGAAATCACTACGCCAAGCGTGTCGCGGCGCTTCATTCCGGTCGTAATCAGCTTGTTGAGGATCAACCCACGGAACTCTGCCGCCTCGTCAGCGATCCAAAGCGATGGGTTCAATCCGTCAAGGCTCGACGCCTTCGATGTCAAGGCGCTCATCTCGCAGTCGGCATCGTCGCGGCGGATGTGATCCATGAGCACCTTTACTTCTAGCTCCTCAAGGCGCTTTGCCATCGTTCGAGCAGTGTCGATTAGGATTTGTGCTTGCTCTACTTTGTTCGCCAGCACATGTATGCGCTTGCCGGCGCCGTGGCAGAAGTCATACAAGCCAAGTCCAGCAAGCAGCGTGGTCTTGCCGTTGCCGCGGGCGACTTGCATGAGTCCAAGCGTAAAGCGCCTAGCGCCGTCTTTGCGCCAGCCAATGAGGTTGGCGACAGCAAAGACTTGCCACGGGTGCAACTCGAACGGCTTGCCGCTGTCCTCACCGACAAGCGTGAGCCGACGGTAGAACGCTACGCAGTCCTCGACGGCGTCCCAATCCATTTGGAGGTCTGAACGCTCAAGGTCGCGCAGGAAGCGAGCACAAGCGGCGTAGATCCAGCGCCCGGCAACCGTACGGCCATCCGTAACGGCTTGCGCGTACTTAGTAACTATCTCGCGGGCGTCGGGCATTGCGTTTTTTTGTACGTG